TACCGAACTTATCTTAATAAATTCAAGCGACCTGATTTGACTCCGATATGGACAAAAGGGACCAACCAAACGGTGGAGGGAACGGAGTCGTTTCATAACACTCCGAATCTCTTACCCGGTTGTCACCATATTGAGGTTGATCTAATCGATTGGCTTCAATTGGAATTTCCGAAGTTTGCATTATCTCAAGTTAGGGGTTTCCCTTCCGAGATAACCTTCGGTTTCAACTGGAAACCGACTTGGTCTGGAGGTCCGAACACGAAGTTAACTCCGTGTCAGACCTCAGTCAGTGTTCTTCTTCCCGATCTGGATCACTGGAGGTGGTATATGGCCCAGGAGCCACCAGGTATCGCAAAACAGGAACTACACGAATTTCTCCAATTGGTGATAGACGTGTTGTACCATAAGCGTACGGTGAATCTCCCTGTGGATCTACATCCCACAACCGGTGCCAGTTTCTTAGATCTGGTTCGCCAGATCGGAAGAAGGTCGAAAGGAACATGGGGTGTCCTAGGAAAGAAGGTAGAAGGAGGAGGTAAGGTTCGAATCTTCGCTATGCTGGACTCAGTCCGTCAAGCGCTTCTTCGACCCCTCCATGATTGGATGATGAGTAGTTTACGCTCAATACCCAATGATGGAACCTTCGACCAACTTCGCCCTTTATACTCCATACGAGATCTACGAGCAAAGCATTTATTTAGCTTTGATCTCACCGCGGCTACCGATAGATTTCCGATCTTCCTGCAAACTGCAGTGTTGATGGGGTTCTTCGGACCGCGTATAGCTCTCGTATGGGAAAAGCTGCTTTCTCTTCCTTTTAAGGTACCGTTCCTTAAGAAAGAAGTGGAAGTAGTATTTCAGATAGGACAACCATTAGGAGCTTACTCCTCATGGCCCACGTTCGCACTGACTCATCATGGCTTTGTGCAGTATTGCGCGAAACGAGCGGGAGTATCGAAAACCCGATGGTTCCGGCGCTACGCCATTCTGGGCGATGATGTTATCATCGCTCACAGTGAAGTAGCCCAGATCTACAAGGAGCTTATGATCTTGCTTGGAGTTAAAATCTCGGCTCACAAGACCAT